CAGATATGGCTGCAGCAGGCTCCGGTGCCTCATGAGCAGTCCAATGAGCAGCTGTTGGACTTCATCACGGAGACAGTGGTCTTCGAGCAGACGGCGGTGCCCAACAGCGCGGGTGGTGCAGTCACCACGACCAACCAGCTCACGGACTTCGACGGCACGGTGGACTTCTCCAATGTGCAGCAGGGGGACATCATCCTTGTAGATCCTGCGGGTGCTCTCACAGGGCCTACAGGCCCCGCTGGGACCCCCGAGACTGGAGCCACCCCTTACGGCGACCAGTCTGTTCTCGCCCGTGCAGATGGCTCCTACGTCGCAGGAGGCCCCTCCGAGTTGGACGACAACCGTGGCTGGTATCGGGTCAGTGCAGATGCGACCCCGACCATGCTGGAAGTCTCTGGAGCTACGGAGTTCACAGGCATCAGCGGTGGGGATGTGGTCTTCGGGGCTCCTACCCAGGAGTTTGCGGTCTACCCCACCATCAATGCCTCCGTTCTCACAGGAAGCATCGAGGGTCAGATGGATCTCCGCCTGACTAGGGTGGCTGGTACGGATGACCCAGACCCGGACTCCTACCAGGGCAACGCCTACTCGATCTCCCCCTTCTCCTACAAGATCATCCGTCCTCGGGGCATCCTGCTGGATGAGTCTGTCGACCTGATTCTCCACCACAGGGAACGGATTCTGTCCTGGATGGAAGAGATCACTGTGGGGGCCGATGAGAGCAAGCAGGGGGGCTACTACGTCTTCCAGCGGGATGAGCACATCTCCGACCTGGGAAGTCCCACGGTGGCTACGGAAGGACTCGGTGTTCCTTCCAATCTCTACATCGAAGGGCTCTCGGGCTTGACCCAGTATGCCCCCTTCGCCAATGTGTCCGACTGCCTCTCGGTCTTGGACAGGCGGGTCTGGTGTTTGGACACAAGGCTGGACAGCACCGTGCCTCCCTACCAGCCTGGCGGTGAGCCCTACACGTCGCTGGCAGCGGACAACAGCGGTGGTGGGATTTACACGTTGGGTTCAGGGCGTCCCGTTCTCCCTGACCGGATCGATGATGTGCTGGACAGGACTGATCGGCTTCGGAACTTGCGGATGGCATGGATCAAGTACCGCACTGAGAAGGTGAGTGGCACAGTTCCTTCTATAGATAGGTTCCAGGTGGAGCTTGCTGCTCGGCTCCTAGAGCTTGAGGAGTTGCTTCGTATCCAGGAAAGCATGAGCAGTGTGGAGTAAGCAATGTCTGACGATATCAAAAAGCAGCTTCAGGATATGGGTCTGGACACGGACGGGTGGCAGGAGTCCCCTGGCGGTCATCATCTTCCCCCCATGATGAAGCGGCAGATGGCGCTCCTGGAGCAGGCCAAGGCACTGCTGGAGAAACAGGTCACCCAGGACCGTGCTCAGGTGGCGGAGCTGCATGAAACCATGAACCGTGTGAAGCACGGCGGAGGGTCGTAACGTGGGTTCCCCCGAGACTGGAGAAGAGACTGCCCTGACAGGGACCTGGACAACGGTTCAGCCTGGATTGCCTCCGCAGATCGCTGAGATCGCTGAGAGCATCAACACGTTCGCCAATGCCCTGGTGTCGCTCCTCAACATCGGGCTCACCATCCTGAACATCGTCAAGGCGTTCATGGTGGGGTTCCTCGACCCCCTCACCCCCATCATCGAAGCGATCATTGCCGAAGTAGAGGGTTTCCTCAACGATATTCGGCAGGCTGGCATCTACATCGCGGGGGATTTGCATCCCCGCTACCCCTTTGATGAGATCATTGGAGGCTACCAGGGCTACGAGCGCCGCATGGTCAAGAGATTGGTGGACAGGACAGACCCCACGAGACCAGACTTCACTTCGGAGACAGCGGTCATCGCCATCTTCCTCTACTCGTCGGGGGATGCCTCTCGCATCTACCAGGTCCTTGACGTGATCAAGCGGCTGCGGGGATTCTTCGGGGACAACACGGAGGACAAATTCCTGGGTGTCCCTGTGGGACTGGAAGCCCAGTACGGCATGGACGGGGCATCCCTGTACTCCTTCGGGGCGTTGACTCAGGCTCGCCAAACGAATGATGTGCCTGACTCGGTGAACCTGACGTGGCAGATGGCTGTGCCTCCCGGCACAGGGCTGGTTCAGTGGCCTCTTCCTGCTCCCCAGGGTTTCCTGATTGAAGTGTCCACAGTCAAGGATGGGTTCCTGCTGGCGGCTGAAGTGCCCGCGCCCCGTGCAACTCTGGATGAGGAAGGTCAACAGGATCGGGTGATGGGGCTGGTAACCTATCCCTCTGGCAAGGTGTTCCGGCTGTACGGTGGCCAGGACCGCCTCCTGTTTGATGGCCCTCAAGACAGCGTGTTGGGTTCCAACACTCCCGTTTCTGGTGGGTCCTTCACCATCTCCCCTCCCATGTTGGATATCTATGGGGAGCTACAACAAGGCATGGGCCGCGTCTTGTTGTTCCGCAACAATGCGGACACGAACCCTATCTATCCAGATGCCCTCAAGACCACGGATGCCGAGGGGAACGATCTCTATGTCTTCCAGCGGACATTCTATGTGGACAGCAGTGCTGTAGGTACTGTGCTGGCGGGGCCAGGCCAGCCCTTCTCCACCACCTTGAAGCACTCTGACATGCCCTGGGATGCCGAGATCACAGAGGACTCCCTGGGGACATACAATGTGACCCTTATTGGGGAGGCCCCTGCATCTGAGGTGTATGTGCGTATCTCTGCTGTAGGGGCGACTGTTGCTGAGTATGCAGAGGCTGAGGGACTCCCCGAGGAGCAGGTGTGCAAGTGGGAATTGATACCCTCCATGCTCCCTGTACTTCCCCAGAACACATGGCATCTTGGAAATCTTGGGGGCTTCCCTGTGGATGCCAAGGGTGATCCCTCTGATGCTTTGGAAGTCACCTTCCCCAGTGCCAGCACCCAGGAGTACCTGGATACGGTTACGGCTGCCTTGGCAGTCATGCTTCTGGTGAGGGCGGATATCAAAGCCCTGGGCACGGGTGCCATATTCCAGCGGGGCACTGGTCTGGATCCCACAGGTTTGGAGTCTCTGGCAGAGATTCTGGTCCCCTCGATGCTGGGGCCCCGTCCCGCTGAGTTTTTCCGCAAGGGGCTCAACCCCATCACCGCCCGGCAGCAGCTCCTGGATTTCTGCCGCACCCAGGCCAATGACATGTTCCACCGCATGGGTCCGAACACGTCTGTGCAATCCTACCTGGCGGAGCAGGGGGCATTGCTCCGCACGTTCAAGTGGTCAGACCTGGGCGGGGACTGGGCAAACAGCACCTATCCCATGGACATGACCATCATCGAGTCCTTGGAGAGCACACAGCAGGGGTACGGGTTGGCACTCACACCCTTGGACATTGGGATGAGCCCCCAGGTGGTGAATGGGTTGATGCGAGTGGGTTCTATCAACCCTGAACGGGACCCTGGGTTCTACAAGGGGGTCAGGGCTCTGGATGTCCGCTTTGTGATGGGGTTGGGCTCGGAGGACTGGTCCCCTGTGTTGTACAACTCCAGCCTTTGGGAGCCCCGTGAATCGATGCCTATGGAGTTTGTGCGGTGTGCATTGCTGGACGAGGGGAGCCTCCTGACAGCTGCACAAAATGTGCTCAACGTCGCTGCAGCGCCTCTGGCTCTGACCAGGGATCCCAGCTCGGGGAGCTGGACGGCTCTCCGCATGTTCCCCCAGGGACTTCCTGCTGTGGAATTGTTCATGGAGGACATCCTGCGGTGGGTCAAGAGCATCCAGGCGGGCGTGGATGCCGTGACTGAGATGATCAAGGCATACATCGAGTTCTTGGAGGCACGGATTCTGGAAATCCAGGCTGCCATCGTGCGTATCAATGCCCTGGTTCAGTCCCTTACGCAGTTCACACTTCCCTCCGCCAGTGGTTTGATTGTCACCTCTTATGGCACGGATGGGGTTCTCCAGGATCTAATTACGGCTGATAACAAACCCTCGGACTCTTCATCTGCCTACGGGGCCGGTATGGTCATCTTAGCTGGTGGTCTCCCAGCGTCACTTATTGAACTGCTTCAGGCGTTCTTCCCCACTGAGGAGGGCTAACCATGTCCTACAACTGGCTTGGCACATTCCGACAGGGTTCCTGGCGTTCCTACCGTTCCTTCATCCTCAACCAACGTCGTGAAGTGTCCCAGCGGGTCGCTGTCATCGAGGCGGAGCTGCAGCGGATCGGCAGCGTCACGGTCCTCTATGCCCAGAGCGACAACGAGGATGGGACAGTGACCATCACTGAGGAGCGGGTGGGGTTCCAGGTGGACAGTGGTTCGAGCCTGGAAAAGCTCCTTCAGGCATACATCGCTATGGGCGGCAACCCATTCGACATCTCCCTGTTCTTGACTCCTGACTCCGTGATCTACGTGGAGGAGAAGGACTTGACCATAGAGTCCCAGCCTTACGGTGGTGTCATCTACCCCAAGAGCGGTAACTACTCCCCAGGGGATCTGTACGAGGGTGGTTTCCTCGTGGTCAAGAAGTACCTCCCTGCCAGGATCGGTGGGCGCAAGCAGATTGAGGACCAGACGGTAGCGGGTCTGGTGGCCCAAAGCCGAGGGTGGTCTAACCAGGCTCTCAGAGAGCGTCGGAATGATCTGGAAGCCCGCATTATCAAGCTCTCTGACCTTCGGGAGCAGCTGCAGAACGAGATGCAGGAGATCACCTTCGCGGTGGGTGGCACCGCAGGTGCTGTCCCCACCATCGATGAGGACACCTACGGCACTGACCTGGGTGTGGCACAGATCGTGGCTGCCATCGACAGCGTGTTTTACGAAATCACTGATTACGTGCCGGATATGGAGACCATCAACATGGACATGCTCTCCAGCTACCCCTTCCTGCTCACAGACATTGATCTGGAAGAGGACAACACCGCTCTGTGATGTTGGCATAAGTAGTCCATAGGGTTCAGGGGGAGACCTCCACCTTTGGGACCATGTCCTGCTTTGGAAGATGTTGACCCCCCTCAACAGCGATATAGACCACGACCGCGACCACGACCACGACCGTGACCCCGACACCGACACCGACATGTTCTGGGTCTTGGATCTCTGACCATAGCTGTAGTAAGGAAGGACGATCATGTGGCTCCTGATTGTTTCCTATACTCCGAACCCCTACACGCTAACCCTCCTATAACGGTACGGTGGGTAGAGCCTTCAATGGGAGTGCCCTGTGAGCCAGGATGTTCAGCTAGCCCATCGGTGCCAACACCTTCTCATCGAGGAGGTTGTGGAGCTGGGTTCGGATCGTATGTCCCTGGAGACCCGTTCCCCAGCGGCTTCCGTCAACCTGGTTCGGGTCATGGTCAATGACGACATCTACATCCCTACCCAGGGGCTGCACTCCCAGGCGCAACTGCAAAGTGCCCTCTCTGGCCCCTTCAACATCGTCACGGACGAGGATTCACTGACGGTGACAGGCAGCGGGGAGACCCACACCCTCTCTTTGCCTACGGGACTTCGGGTGACTGCGGACACCCTGGTGCAGCAATTCCGCCAGTCTTTCATCAACATCTCTGTTGAGAACGATGACGGGCATCTCATATTCACGGATATCGCCAACGTCGGGCGTGCAAGCAGCCTTCGTATCACAGGCACGGCAGCCGACTCCTTGGGTTTCGAGAACCAGTATGGATCCCGAGGGCGTCAAGTGTATCCTCCTTGGGAGCTTTCCCAGCGGGAAGACACCATCACCAACAGATACCCGATGTTCCGTGCCCCCATCAAGGGTGACCCCGCTTTCAAGGTGACCTATGCGGTCCCTCCGCAGCGCTGCCCACGGTGTCGTTCCACCTATGTGGAGAACGATATGCGGTTCGACATCCAGGGTGGGCCGCTCCTGGTGGAGAATGAGAACCTTTTGTACCAGGCAGCTCTGAAGATTCTGCTGACCCAGCGGGGGTCGAACCCCTTCCACACGCGGTATGGGTCGCTGATCATGAGCCGCATTGGGAACAAGGCTGTGGGAGCGGTGGCTACGTTGATCAATGAAGATGTGCAGACAGCGTTGGCGTTGATGCAGTCGTACCAAGCAGCTCAGTCCAAATTCCAGACCGTGACAGCCAAGGAGCGCCTTTATTCGGTGCTCTCCGTAGATGTATACCCCCACGAGACAGACCTCACTGCCTTCATGGTGGATGTGGTGGTAAGCAACGCCTCCGGCGAAGCCATCAACCTCAGTGTTGTGTTCAGTGTGCCTGGTGCAGTCGCTTTGATGGGCAGCAACGGCTTGTCGCTGGGGCTGGAAACCACAGGGCTGCCCTCACAGCCAGGACGGGATTCCTAGGATAGATCATGGCAACACCACAGATCACAGGCCCTGACAATGTCCTTCGGGAGAGCCTCAGCTTTTCCACGACGATGGGAGCCCGTTTCTTCTCGGGAACCATAGATGCCGACACGGTGGATATGGGTATCTCCATTCGGGGTGCCGCCTACACCAGTGACCCGCACTTGATCCTGTTTGATGGGACCTCTTGGACTGCCCCTAACCCCGCTGCTTACCCTGATGGTTTGGAGCTGGTGGCGGGGGAGAACACCATCAAGGTCAGGTCAATCTCCACCACAGGTTCTATTAGTGCCCCTGCGGAGGCAGTGGTCACCCTGGTGCAGGAGCGTGACCTGGGAGTGGTCGCATACCCTGCCACGAACATTGACGTGACCCAGCAGGATGCTGATGTCCTCATCGAAGTAGAGGGTCTGGATGACACCTCCTTCCAGGGGTTCAACTTCTATGCTTCTGTGTATGCAGGTGGTGGGAGCACCGGGTACTCCCGCATCAACATGAACACCGTCAATGTGGGGGAGGTGTCAGAGGACACCCGTGCTCTGGCCTCTACAGAGGTGGATGCGGACATCGCCACAGACCTCAACGGTGCCCACGCTGCAGACCCCCTCTATTTGACGATCCTGGGAACACAGACAGACAGCGATGACACTGTGCTGCAGACGGACTTCACCCTCAGCTACGAGGTCTCCGAGACTGTAGACAAGGTGCGGACAACGCTCTCCATCGTGTCTGTGGAGGAGGTGGTCTACTACTCCTTCACGCACAGCCGCACCGCCAATGCCAACTCCACTCCCGCGACCATCGCCAATGGCTCCTTTGCGGCAACCCCCAACACGGACCCCCTCTACTACGTCGTCACTGCGGTCTACTACGACCCTGAGACCCGCATCGAGTTTGAGTCCAGCTATTCAGCGGAAGTGGTAGGGCAGCCTCTGCGTGTGCGTGCGACCCTGGGCAATTTCCCCACGGTCTCCCGTCAGCAGCTGGTGCGAGAGACGATCACCAGCATCTTCCGCTCCAACCCCCAGGTGCGTGTGGAAGAGGGCTCGTTCCTCCGCGACACCTTCATTGACCCCTTCACCTCGGAAGCAGAGCGCCTCCGCTTCATCTTGGATTTCCTGCACAGGGCACAGTCCTTTGCAGGGCTGCTCCTGATCGATGACCCCAACAACACGGGTACATCCCAGGCGGTGGCCAGCAGCCCGTACAAACTGGCTTTGAAGCAGGCTTTCTACCTGACGCGGGATGCGGAAGTCCAATCCCTGATCGACATGTCGTTCGAGCGGTTGGCTTCCAACTTCGGCATCTTCCGAGCAGCGGGCAGCTTCGCTCGGGGCGAGGCTACGTTCTACACGTCCTCCCAGCCTTCCCGTGATCTCACGGTGGCCTTGGGTGACATCGTTTCGGGTGGTTCCTCCCAGTTCCAGGTAACCAAGGCGTCTACCATCTCCTACGCCAAGCGGGCTTCCTTCTACAACCCCTCCACGGGAAGGTACTCCACGAGGGTCAGCATCCAGGCTACCACTGTGGGTTCCTCTGGGAATGTGGGCGCTGGCCAGATCACTTCGGTGGTCAGTGGGGCGACAGGCCTTTCCGTGGCCAATGCAGCCGCGACCTTCGGGGGCTCGGATCAAGAGAGCAACCAGCAGCTGGCGGCTCGTGCAGAGCGCGCTCTGGCCTCTGTGGACTCTGGGACGGAGCAGGGCTACCACCAGACCTCCGCGGGCGTAGCAGGCGTCACAAAGGCTCTGGTGGTCGATGCGGGCCAGGCCCTGATGCAGCGTGACCTGGATGCCAGCGGTGAACACCGGGGTGGCAAGGTGGACATCTGGATTCAGGGTACAAACCTCACCACTGTCTCGGACACCTGTGCGTTCACTTTCTCCATCGGCAAGGACATCCAGTTCGAGTTGATCGGGGACCCGAGCCTCTACCAGTTCCGTGCGGTGGACAGCAGCCTCTCACAGAGCAACCCCATCATCGAGATGTTGGAGGATGTGGCGGAGGGCTTCTCTTTCCGCAATGCCTCCACAGGGGGGACTTTCGACCTGACAGGGGTGGCCATCACCTCCTACAACATCATCCAGCTCTCTACCAGTGTGGCGCAGCCTGTTGTTGACCTTACGGATGTTGTCCTGGGCGACTACCGTAGAAGGAACACAGACAGCTTCACCCTGAGCCGCCAGCCTGTGTCCAGCCTGACATCTGTTGTGGGGTCTGTCTCGGGCATCCTGGAAGCGGATGCTTATGAGCTGCACCACCCCTATGATCCTTTGGATTGGGGGCGTTCGACCCTGGCAGGGGACTATGTGCAGATCGTGGGCACCACGGATTCGGATGGGGACATCATCCCCTCTGGGGACACCATCAGCATCACGGGTGAATCCCATGTGATGCTGGGAGAGTATTTGGAGTACCTGGACAACCTGGGAGCCAACTACTTGACGGTGGATGTCTGGAATGAGGACCGCACCATTCAGTATAGGGGGCCCAATGATTCCAGCGGGGTGTCTGACTTCACCTTCGTCAACGGGGATGAGACCACGGCATTGTCCCTCCGCCGTGTGACCACGGGGAGCATCACCTCGGGTCAGACAGTGTTGGTGGATTACCAGCATGATGAGAACTTCACGGTGGGCTACACGACCAACCTCGTGGTGTCCATCTCCCAGGAGGACATCGATGCGAAGCGGCATGTCACCGCTGACGTGCTGGTCAAGGATGCCATCCCTGTCCCCATGGACATCGCAGCCACGGTGGTTCTGGACAGCAGCTCTGCCTCCCAGGCAGCCAGGGACCAGAGTGCTGTTGACCAGGACATCCGCACAGATATCGCAAACCACTTCGCGGCATTGCGGGGTGGGGATCCTGTGCGGCAGTCCGATGTTGTGGCCCTCATCGAAGCGGTTTCGGGGGTCTCCTATGTGGTAGTCCCCTTGACCAGGATGGTGCGGGCAGAGGACTCCCTCGTTGTCCGTGAGTACCTCGCTACGGATCAGACAGGGGACACGACCTATGTTATGGCATGGTCAACCTCCACCGTGTCTGTGTGGCTGTTGGAGGATGAGCTTTCAGCTGCCACTACGGATGGCGGAGGCCCCGATACGGAGTTCCGTGGGGTGTTCCAGGATGATGTGGCTCTGACTCTGGAAAGCACCAGTCCTGGCAGTCTTGGGAACGGTTCCGGCCGCGCCTACATCATCGGTAGCGCTGGCACAGTCATCACCGGCATCAGCGACGATGCGACCCTGACGGCAGCCGGGTACACCACCAACGATGCCCGCACAGCTGCCAGGGCTGCTTTGACAGGGAACCGCGTCCTGGTCTCCACCTCCACAGACACCCCACCCACGAACTACGACTACCGCGTGACCTATGTGGTGGGGGTGGACACGGGAACCAAGAACATCGACCCAGGAGCTACCTCGTATCTCACGGTGGGCACCCTGGAATTCACCTATGACTACGACACGGATGTGTAGCTGTGGCTGACAACCCTCTTATCAGCAGGGAACTCACACAGAACCCCTCCCCCTCCCCAGAGGTGGGGCAGGAGTTTATCCTGCGGGTGAGTGAGCAGACAGAACGCATCATGGCGTGGTTCCTGAAGGTGCTCCCCTCCAACTATGTGGCACAGATCAAGGGGCCCTTCTACAGCCTCCAGTTCCAGGCGGCAGCGGAACAGATTGCGAATTTCCAGGTGCTGGGGCAAGAGGTCTACAAGGACTCGGACTACGACTACACCAGGCCCGAGTACCTATGGGAGATCCTGGGAACCCTGGTCTTCCCTGATGCTGTGAAGCGCCGGGATGTGCCTACTGTGGATGGTGACACGGAGTACCGCACCTTCCTACAGAACATGGTGCTGCTGCTGCTCAAAGGAGCGACGCCAGAGGCGGTGGAAGAGGGTGCAGGACTCCTCACGGATGCCACGGTCACGGTGGTGGAGAAATTCCTGGGCTCACGGGACGTGGGTTCCGCCTGGGACTTGGATGATCAGTTCACCTTCGAAGTGAATGTGGAACAGGATGGGGGCACCGCGTTCCCTGATGACCCCTTCACCTTGCAGGAGAATGTCCGCATCATCCTCCGGGCTCTCAAACCAGCCCACACCCTGTACGATTACAGGCACGTGTTCCGTGAAGCCTTCGGTGAGATCGAAGCCGAGCTGTCGTGGTCAATGGGGGCCTACTACTACGACGACATGCGGAAGTTCTGCCAGGGGGCCAAAGCTATCGTGGGCGCGGCTGGAGAAACGATGTCCACCAGGACATTGTTCCGTGACTCCACACGCAGCTTCAACTCCGTGGTCATGGGTGCAGTGCTGACCATCACCTCGGGGAGCAATGCCGGGCAGCATCAGGTACGCGAGGTCTGGACCTTCCCTGGTGGGGATGACTCCACAGCCCGAGCCTACACAACTGCACCTACAGGGCTCACGGGGTTCGCCTCGGTTACGAGCGGAGTGCTCGTGGACACGTCCCAGAACTGGGGGCTGGCAGCCAAGGGAGAGGTGTTGACCTTCACCGTTGGCAGCAATGCGGGTAGCTACTTGCTGGCTGACATCCTGGGGCCCACAGGTGGCCCGGTGGGAGTGGTGGCAGGACCAGGAACCCAGGTCACTGTAGAGCCCTCTGTGCTGCGTGTACAGCGTCGTATGAACGTGGCTGCTACGGGGCAGGGCTACTCGGTAGACGTGGACAGGCTGGGTGTGCGGGAGCCACAGACCATTCTGGATGAGGATGTGGCTGCACAGTTCTTGCCCTAGCCCTGCTTCAGGATGTGCTTGGGGTAGGGGATGCGGATCTCGATGTCGCGGGCGACGCGGAAACCCCTGTCGTACAGGGTGCTTTTCCTGTCGTGCCTCTTCCACTTCACCGTGTATTGGAGACCCAGAGCCACCAGGGCGTGTAGGATCGGGTCAACACCATGGGTGTTGTGGAGCCGCTGCAGTTCCTTCTCATGGGGGTTTTCCACGCCGTTCCATTCCAGGGACAGCGTCACGTCCCACCGCCTCTGCGATGCATGAGCACGGAAGATGGGGGGGAGCCACTTCAGCATGATCGCGTATGCCTTGGCAGGAGCTGCCTGATGGGCAGCCTTGAAGTGGGCTTCTCTGTCCATGTAGGCGGTGGCACCTTCATCGATGGCGTCTTGGAATTCTTGGGGAAGGCACATGATTCTACTCCTAGAGGGTGGGGAGATCTACCCAGATGCCCGTGGCAAGTCCTTGGTCCCAGCGGCTCTTGAAGTGGCAGTTTCCACGGAGGCCCAGTTCTTCGAGGGCTTCCTGCACCACCACATGCCCATAGTGCTCCCAGAGATCGGCCAACCTGGGGCTGTAGCCCACGCCCTCGGTGGGATGGAGGTACAGGGTGATGCGCTCGCGGCCTTTGGAGGCGGCTTTCTTGAACAGGGGAGGCAGGACAACCATCAGGATCTCTCGCACACGCGGGATTCCTTCCTCGTGGCTCCGCTGGGTCTTGCTCCGGTGGGCGTCGTGGATTTCCTGCCCTTCTAGGATGGCCTGGAGAAATTCTTTGGGGATGGGCATCCTAGTTTTCCTTGATGGCGTCGTGGCAGAGGGCACGGGAGAGGGAGCGGCGGCACTTGGCAGCGTGCTTCTTGTACCAGCCCTTGGCGCTAGCGCGCTACCAGCCCTTGGCGCTAGCGCGCTTCCAGCTCTTCTGCTCTTCGATGGCGTTCTTGCGGGCCTTGCGGATAGCGGGGGACATGGGGTAGCTCCTGTGTTCAGTCCTACTACGCAGCACCCACCAGAAGTGCATGCTTAAATCCCCCTCATTGACCCCCGGCTTTTACTCAGCGCGGAGGATCCGGATTGCCCGCTGGAGATCCCTTACGGTCACATGGAAGGCACCCTTGTTCTGCGTGTGCTGCATCAAGTAGGCAGGAGGGTAGATGGCTACCACAGGGATACTCATCCCTCCCTTCCGGTACAGGAGAGTGCCATCCTTGCGGAGATCACCCAGCGTCCTGTCAGCAGTGCCTGACAAGACATTCCCCGCGAACCTCCCGATGGCAACCAGCACCTTCGGCTGAAGGATGGCAATCTGTGCATGGAGGTAGGGGGTGGAGGCTTCGATCTCGGGGGGCTTGGGGTTCTGGTTTTCTGGAGGACGCCACTTCATGATGTTGGTGAGGTAGATCTGCTCACGGGAGACTGCCACCCTGCCCATGATGGTATCGAGCAGCCCTCCTGCGGGTCCCCCGAAGGGCTCCCCTGTCTGGTCCTCTTCGTCCCCAGGGGCCTCCCCCACAAAGACCATTTTGGCATCGGGGTCACCGCTGCCAAAGACGATCTGTTGGGCAGCTTCATACATGCTGCTGCACGGGGACTGGAGCATGCGCTCCTTCAGGTAGTCCAGCTGGGCCTGTTTGTCGGACATCATGCCTCCTGTTCTGACTCTACCCCGTGAGGCCCTCTAGAAACCCGGTGTCCTGTCTATAGCCTCCCGGTGGTAGGAACCACACGAGGTAAGCATGGCAGCTGTCATCCAAAGCCTGCAGAACGGAATCAACCCCATCATCGGTGCTAGCCGGGATGATCTCGTTGTAGCCGATGTCGTAACGGTCATCGCCAACGTGGCTGCTACGACCTATTCCTGGACCCTTGCTTTTGCCCCTGATGGGTCTGCAGCAGCTTTTTCAGGCGTCTCTACCCAGATCTCCCCAGGGAGTTTTGTCATTGACTTGGAGGGCTCATACCTCGTCAAGCTCACGGTGGATGCAGGGCTCAGCTCAGAGAGCACCCAGTACGTCAGGCTCCGTTACCTGACCACGAAGTATGGGCTGCACTTGGTCTCGGCTGGAGAACGTCGGGATACCACAGGCATCATCCCTGTAGATGTGAGTGTGGAGGGATGGGCGAACGAGCAGAATGCCAACCTGCAGATGCTGGAACTGTATGCCGGCACCGTAACTGTAGCGGATGAGAGCATCAGCCTCGGACAGCAGACGACCCTGGACTTCGTGGGTGGCGGTGTTGCAGCCACCTCCGCACTAGGAGTGGCGACCATCACGATCCTCGGAGGCTTTGGGACACCTTTGCTGGTGGTGGCAACACCTCATGCAGTAGCAGTGACCGCAGGGATCTTGCTGGTCAACGTGGCGGGGGTAGCGGTGATCAACCTTCCTGCTATCGCCACCTACACGGGGCCCGGCTTGCGGATCAAGGACAGGTCTGGAAACGCCTTCGCCAACAACATCACGATCAACGCCAATGGTGCGGAAACTATCGACGGGGCTGCCTTCATCAAGCTGTTGTCGAACTATGCCTCGGTGGATCTCGTGCCTCTGGGCACCGAGTGGTCAACCCTCTAGGAGTGGCAGATGGCTATTCGTTACCCTTCCCCTTCCAATACTGTCACGGTAGCCGTGGAGGGTGGAGACTATCCCACCATCGAGGAAGGGCTGGCTGCCCTTGCCTTGAACGGTGGTGCTCTCATTGTCTATCCTGGTGACTACACCGAGAACAACCCCCTGATCGTTCCCACGCATGTGGCGGTCTTCTGCCCAGGCTCACATGAGAACACACGGGTTCTCTGTGCGAACAACGGGGCAGGGCAGCACGGGATCATTCTTGGTATCGACACCGAGATCTTCGGCCTTCAGGTTCGTGATGCATCTGGCGCGGGTGGCTCGGGTTTCTTTTTCCCAGCAGCCGTCCATGATGCTGAATTGCACGATTGCAAATACAGGGATTGTGACGTTGGGTTCCATAGCCAGGCTAGTGGAGCGAACCCCCAACATCCTCATCCGGCAGCCCCATTGCTCCGGTGGCTCCGGTTCCGTAGCCTACAAGGTCTCCGCCGGCGGCATTATGTTCGTGGAGGGTGCGGTTCAGACGGGAGCGGCCACTACCGGAACATTCGCCGTTGCTGATGGTGCGGGCTCAAAGTTGACGCTGTACGTCGTACAGCTGGACGGAGCACTCACCACGAGGACCGCCGAGGTGATGGGCGATGACAAAGACAAGCAGATGCCTTGTCGGCTCTACAATGTGACCGATGCCGTCGAGCTGTGCTTCGACGGTGGCGACAAGGAGGAGGCGAACCGATGGGAAGCAAACTCCGGCTTCGTGCACATCACCTTGGCTGGTGCCAGCAAAGACATTGCCATCCAGTTCGCCAGCCCAGAAGGCATCACGGTATCCTGTCGCAGGGCCAGGGTCGAGTTCTGGCGGGTGGCGTAGCCGGGTCTGAACAGGTGAGATGATAGCCGTCCTATAGGGACGCCTGTGGTAGGACACCTTCAGAGGATCCATGACCATGGCTGCAGTCATCCGAAGCCTCCAAAATGGCATCACCCCCATCATTGGGGCTAGCCGAGATGACCTCGTGGTCGGTGATGTCGTAACGGTCAATGCCAACACCCTTGCCACCACCTACGCCTGGACGATTGCCTTCAAGCCCGAGGGCTCCGCAGCCGTCTTCTCCGGTGACCCCCTTCAGAACTCCCCAGGCAACTTCACCATTGACCTGGAAGGGCCCTACCTGATTGGGCTCGTCGTGGATGCGGGGCTCGCCACGGAGAGCTACCAGTATGTCAGGCTCCGTGCCTTGACTGCCTTCGCAGACTTGAAGCTGGTAGCGGCTGGAGAGCGCCGGGACGTAACAGGCACCATCCCTGTGGATGTGGATCTCGAAGGGTGGGCAAACGAGCAAAACTTCAATCTGCAGACCATCAAGGGTTTCGTCAAGAGCGTCGCTGCCTCTGGCCAAATCCTCTATGCCGATCCCAATGCAAGCACCGAGGGCTACGGTGACTACCCCCTCGTACAGAGCGCCATTGACGCGGCTGTCGCGGCGGGTGCCACCCTGGCCTCCCCATATATCGTGGCTTGCCGTCCCGGTGTCTACACCGAGAACCTCACCTTCGCCCCCCATGTCCATGTTCTTGGGTGGCCTGGCAACTCCGCGGCAGAGCGGGATCATCAGGTT